TTTCTAGTTAGGAATGAAAACTCCGTCATCAACTTTGATAAAGTGAAGGTTTCCCTCCAACTACGTTGGAACAAACCCGGGTTTGTTCAGATCTCTGCTCAACTATTTAATAGTCAGTAGAGAGATCCAAAATTATCCGAGTAATCGTTCGTTACCACGATTAGTGGCAACATCCTGATTGTTCTTCGCGTAGTCATGCACGCACCATACGAAATGTGCTTACACCTCGTTTCTGTGGGGAAGATCAGTGTGTTGTCGCTCCTTTATATTAATTACATAAAGTAGCAAACTCAGAAATCATGCATGACAAAACGGGGGTTGTAACTCCCACAGTTGACCTAAAAGGTAACCGTTTACTCTTTAGAGATTACGCGAAAGCGAAAATCAATAAAGATATTAAACATATCTTTTATGTAACCTGTAAAATTTTGCAGATGTTTTCTAAGTCTACTGACTTCAATGTAACTATTTATCCTCTTGTAAGAGAGAATTTCTCTTTTATTAGTGGAGTATGAGCTCGGGGTCCGATGTTCGCCATAAAATATGTCAAAGAATCCAGAAATCTGGTTATGAGATATATTTCAGGGGAACCTCTTTCAGAATCATCAATAGTGGCAATCGAGAAAGGTTTTCCTGTTTGATTAACAGGATGACTTCCTCTGATTACACATATCGATGAAGCTGAGAGAGTCCATCACTTGAAATCTTTAACGACGATTTTAACTTCGCTTAGGAGTATTACTCTTAAACCAGAATTAAAAGTCGACACTATTGAAACTCCAAGTAATGGGACGGACTCAATCACTGAAAGGGAAATAATGTTAGCCTTGTATTCTTTGAATCCAAGGTGAAAACGTTTTACCTGACAGGATTGAACTGAGTTTCATATGACCACTAAAAAAGGGCCCCAAGGTCAAGCGATGGTAATGTCTCTTTCCGAGATAACCTTACTTCCCACTGAACTACTAGATGATATATCACTAGTAGGTGGGTCTAAGCTTAAATCAAAAATTAGCGCATTAACTGCACCGCATTGATTCTTGGGTGGAACTTCTGTTTGCGATTGATGAACAACTGTTTATAAACCGAAAACAAAAGTATTCCGGAAACTCTCCTACTTTTCGGATAAAGAAGGGAAAACACGAGTGATTGCTATTCTTGACTATTGGTCACAATCCGCTTTAAGCGGTCTTCATAATTCCTTAAATAGGTTTTTACGAGACATTAAAATGGATTGTACCTTTAGACAGAATAACTTTCTCTCTGTTCTTCCGATAGGACCCAACGTTGTTTATCACAGCGTTGACCTATCTGCAGCTACTGATAGAATGCCATTGACTCTTCAGAAAAGAGTAATTGCAAAACTTTCAGCAGATGCAGCCAGAAGCGAAGCTTGGGCACG